CATGCAGGCTAATGATGAGTTAACTCAATTAACTGTTGAGAAAGAAAAGGCTAGAATCAAGATGGCTGATAGAGAAGCTAGATTGAAACAGCTCGAAGAGCAGAAAAACGCACCAAAAGAAGATCCAATAGCTGAGCGAACAACTGAACAATCTGAGCCTAGTCAAAGGGCAAAAGATTGGGCTTCAAAAAATGCTTGGTTTGGTAACGATAAAATCATGACAAATGCAGCAATGACTGTGCACGAAGATCTAGTGGGCATGGGTGTTGATGTTGAAAGTGATGAGTACTATAATGAAATAGACAAACGAATGAAGGAAAATTTCCCTCATCGTTTTGCTACTCAAGAGCAACGAAGACCCGTCCAAAAAGTTGCTTCTGCTGGAAGAACTCAGCAGGGACGTAGATCTGTGAGACTCACCAAATCACAGGTGGCGATTGCCAAAAAATTAGGGGTGCCACTAGAAGAATACGCTAAATTCGTGAAGGAGGTATAGAATGAGCGATAATATAAAAAGAACTTCACGCGCGTCTGAAGAAAAAAAAGAAACAAGGTTAAAACCTTGGACGCCACCATCATCTCTGGATGCACCACCTGCGCCAGACGGTTATGTTCATAGATGGATCAGAACCGAAAGTATGGGTTTCCAAGATACGGCTAACGTATCTAAGAAAATGAGAGAAGGTTGGGAATTTGTGAGAGCCGAAGAGATTAAAAATCAATTAGGTGATCATGCTTATCCAGTCATTGCTCAGGGAACTTACGCAGGACTCATCGGGGTTGCTGGCCTTGTGTTGGGAAGGATACCTGAAGAGATCGCAAAAAGCCGTGCAGAGTATTTTAAAAGAATTACTCAAGACAGAGTCGCCGCGGTAGACAACGATGTCATGAAGGAACAACGACCGGAGATGCCTATTAATATTAGTAGACAATCTCGCGTAACTTTTGGTGGTGGAAACAAGTCCTAATGATTTGGTAAACTTCACTCCAAAGTAAATGTTAAACAATAAAGGAGAAAACAACTATGGCTAATGTAGCTGAAAAATATGGTCTAAGACCAGTAAGAAAGTTAGATGGCTCTCCATTTATTAACGCGCAAAACAGATACAGAATTGCAGCGAACTACGGAACACCAATTTATCAAGGTGACTTGGTAAAACCTGTTGCAGGTGGTGGAATCGAAAGAGCTGTTGCAAATACTTCTGATCTTGTTGTGGGTGTTTTTAACGGAGTGTTCTATACTGACCCTACTACTCAGAAGCCTACTTGGAAAAACTACTATCCTGGAACTGTTAACGCTAGCGACATCGTTGCTACCGTTATTGATGATCCAAGTGTGGTTTATTCAATAGACTCTGATGGAGCATTCGCGGCAGCGGATATCTTCAAAAACTTTGCAATAACAAACGCAACAGGAAACACTTTAACTGGTATTTCTGAAGTTCAAATGGACTACAGTGTATCTGGTTTAACTACAAGTGGAACTGTTCTTCAAGCAATTGACGTTTCGCAAGATACGCAAAACGACACTGCTGGAAGCGTGAACGTGGATGTATTGGTTAGAATTAATAACCATTTCTACGATCAAGGCACAGGCTTATAATAATAGGAGATTATAAATTATGGCTATATCAAGATCACAACTAGTTAAAGAACTAGAGCCAGGTTTGAATGCACTATTTGGCCTGGAATACAACAGATACGACAATGAACATGCGGAGATCTTTGCAACTGAATCTTCAGACAGAGCGTTTGAAGAAGAAGTAATGCTATCTGGCTTCGGTACTGCTGCTACTAAAGCAGAAGGTGCTATGGTCACTATGGATCAAGCTACTGAAGCGTATACTTCAAGATACACTCACAACACTGTGGCGCTAGGTTTTGCGATCACAGAAGAGGCTATCGAAGATAACTTATACGACAGATTAGCAGGCAGATACACAAGAGCTCTTGCAAGATCAATGGCGCAATCTAAACAAATCACAGCTGCTAACATTTTGAACAACGGTTTTGACACTGGTGGTTCATACAATGGTGGTGACGGTAAAGCACTTATGACTACTGATCACCCTTTAGCAAACGGTGGAACTTTCAGAAATGAACTTTCTACTGCTTCTGATTTGTCAGAAACTTCGTTAGAACAAGCGTTGATTGACATCGCGGCGTTCGTAGACGAAAGAGGATTAAAGATCGCTCTACAAGGTAGAAAAATGATAATTCCAAAAGAATTACAATTTACTGCTGAGAGAATCATGAAATCACCTTTATCTACAACTCCAGGTGGATCAGCTGCGTTTGCGAAAAACGACATCAACGCGATGATGAACATGGGTATGATTCCAGAAGGTTACAGAGTTAACCACTTCTTGACTGATACTGACGCGTTCTTCATTTTAACTGATGCGCCAAACGGTTTGAAAAACTTCGTAAGATCGCCAATTAAAACAGCGATTGAAGGAGATTTCGACACTGGTAACGTTAGATTCAAAGCTAGAGAAAGATACAGCTTCGGTTGGTCTGACCCTAGAGGAATCTTCGGTTCTCCAGGAGCGTAATAAAATACATTGCAGGGGCGTACTTTACGCCCCTGTATTTAAAGTTTATAATAGGATTTATTATGAGTTACAAAAGCGATATTCAAGCAACTAGATCAACTGACGGTAATACAGGTACCGCAGTTATTGCACAACCAATTAGATTAAGAGGAATTATTATTGCTTCAGATAATGTTGGAGCAGGTGTTTTAGAATTAACTACAACTTCAAACACAGGGGACACCCTTTTTATAGGTGACGTACCTCAAGGTGATGTTATAAACTTTTCTTTTCCAGAAGACGGAATTCTTTTTCCAAAAGGAATTTTTGTTAAAACAAAAACTAACGTCGCCGCTTACACATTATTAACAGATAAATATTCTGGTCCAGGGTTAACAGTATAGGTTAAACATGGATTACTATGCTGACTTAGGTATAGAGATCGATGGCTTCGCTAAAGGCGGTATGCCTGCGAAGAACAAAAGAAATTTTAGATCTACAAAATCTGGAGCAGGTATGACGGCAGCAGGGGTTCGTGCATACAGAAGAATGAATCCTGGATCAAAATTAAAAACTGCAGTAACAGGAAAAGTTAAAAAAGGATCTAAGGCAGCTAAGAGAAGAGCTTCTTATTGTAGAAGATCAAAAGGACAAATGAATATGCACAATATTAACTGCTCTAAAACTCCAGATAAAAGAATATGTGCTGCAAGAAGAAGATGGAAATGTTAAATTTTTTAAAAAAATTATTAGGTATTGATAAACTAGAATATAAAATTAGATTATTAGAAAGAAAAAATTATTGGAGGGAGAAATATAAACATGGCTTATCTGAATGCAAACATACCTCCAATATACTGTAAATTAAGAAAGGAGTATCTTTATGACCTTAAACAACATAAAGGAGAGACTGAAGAATGTGTGGTCTTCGCTATCACATCTATTCCAGGTCGTTCAATCTTATTTAACATCATGCTTCCCAATGGTGCGTGCTATTGGCGTCTGCCTATCTCAGCGTTTTTCCAAAAATCACATGATAGAGCCGATGTGCCGGATATGCAGGCGCACGAGTTGGAACTGTGGAACTGTTTCAGTTATTATCCTAGTGTTACTACTTTTGATTATTTAATTGGAGAAAAAGGTAAGTATTTAGGTTTAGATAAAAAGTTTTTACATGGAAACTATTTATTTACAATTGATTGGGCTCATCCAGACCCTAACATCTTGGATGTTGAACATTCTGAAATCCCTGAAGAACATAAGTGTGCACATATATTGGCTCTTGATAACGGTAATTATGCAGCTCAGCCTAATAATCGTATTCTTTGGAATGTTGGTTCATACACTACTGATAACAGCTGGCCTGACTATACAGTACAAACTACAGAATGGAATGTCGAAAATAAAGGCTTGGTTAGTGAAGATACTGACAAAATGTTTTATAATATAGAAAAGAAAGAAGAATAATTATGAACTTATTAAGAGATTTAAAAAAACAGTTTGAGGAGAAAAGAAAGCAAGAATCTATGATTGCTCAATTAAGAAAAAGAAGCAAAGATTCTATTTCAAGACCTAAAGCTGAAAAAAATATTTTATCAAACGATCCTAGATTACAAAAAATATAATGTTTGATAGATGGATGTACAGTTTTTTTGGGGCTATAGATGCGATCTTTGAGAAGATTGATAGTATAATATTCAAAAAGAAAAAAGGTAAAAAGAGATGAAGAAGTGTCAAAAGTGTGAAAAAGAGTTTCAACCAAAAGATGAGCTAGATCAATTCTGTAGTCAGGATTGTAAAGAGGAGGCATTAGCTGAATTAGATTCTGGTTCAGATGAGTGCCTATCATGTCAA